CAGCAAGTACCCGAATATCGGATGGGCAGCTGGAAGAATGGTTTATGTAATGTTTTATAAATAAAAGATATATGTTAATACTAAAAAACAAGGGGCTTGGTGACACGATTGCCTCAATAACGAAGGCGACTGGTCTAGACAAGCTAGTCGGGGAAGATTGTGGCTGTAAGCAGCGACAGGAAATGTTAAATAATCCAGATTTACTAATAAACAAAATATTTTATGGGACAGAGCAAAACATCGAAGTACTACGAGAAGAACCCGAAGGCAGCGGAGAAGCATAGGGAGTACCAGAAAGAATTAAACAAGAAGGAAGAGCAGATTAAGTATCGATCAGAACACGTGAAAGAGCGTAGGAAGCTTGGTATTGACGGAAAGGGTGGCCCTGATGTAAGTAAGAAAAAAAATGGTACCTTTGTAAAGGAAAGCCCATCGATAAACAGAGCTCGAAATGGGGCAAATGGAAAAAGTACTAAAAAATAAATAGACATGGCAAATTTAAAATTACAAACTAGTGTAGCAGCGGTCGTTGCACCAAACGATGCTCTTAACATACCATACCCTGGAGACAATACTGCATCACCAAATAATTCAGCGTGGCCTTGTGTCCTTTATGTAGGTGGGGCTGGAAATTTAAGGGTTCTTCCTGCTGGTAATACCACGCCAGTTACATTGTTTGGAGTTGCTGCTGGAACTTTTATTCCTATTCAGGTTGTTAGAGTTTATAGCACAAGCACAACAGCTACAAATATTCTAGCTCTTTGGTAGGCCATGCAGATAGGAATAAACATAGCAGTAAAAGGTCAAAAAAATAGTGTTTCGACCCCACCTCCCACCGCCCCACCGCCACAAGCAACTGCACCGTTTATAATTACTAACCCAACACTTTCGCAAAGTGTTATGTGTGCGAATTCAGCGAACTTTGTTACTATTAATAATATGGTTTGGGGTGGTTCACCAATTCCAATACTTACTTATAGTTGGTATCAAGTTAATCCAATAAGTTCTGATTTTAACGATGTTGCAATTGGACAATATAGTGATACTTTACAACTTGATTTTGCTTATGCAGAAACTAATTTATATTGTATAATTACGGCAACAAATAGTGCGGGAGTAAGCGATGTTTCTACACCGCAAGTTTATGCTACTGATTGTTCTTAACTAAAAATAAAATAAGTAGATAACAAACTTTTAATTTGTAAAAAATGAAACATTTATTATATTTATTGTTAATTATTTTAGTTAGTTCATGTTCTCTTGAAAAAAGACTAGCTAAGTATTGCCCACTATGTGTACAAAAAGATAGTACTGTAACTATAGTACAGCTTAAGGACACCACAATAACAATCCCAGGTGAAACAATAACGCTAATGGACACACTTTATTGTGACTCGTTAGGTAATGTTATATCTAGACTAAATGGAGACCTTAGAGACAAGGACGGTAAACTAATAAGTCTACAAACAAAACTACAAAACAACATATACACATCTAAGGCTAGAGTCCAGACAATATATAGGACGATTAAGGGTAATGATGTGCACCACACTAAGGTGGTAACTAAAACATTAAAGCCAGAGAAGATAAAGTACATACCGTGGTGGGTAAATTTCTTTTCTGTACTGGGTGTAATACTATTTATAATACTACTTGTGTATTTTGGTTACAAGTTAATCAAACTTTATTTATTATGAGAACACAACTATCTTTATTAATAGTATCTATACAACAAGAAATTTTGACACTTATATCTATTTGCCTTGCATTCTTTTTACCGATATCAGGTATACTGCTAATGATTGGAGTGCTTATTGTTATAGATACTGTTGCTGCAATATGGAAGGCCAAGAAGCTAGGAGAGAAGATTACATCTAGAAGACTATCTGCTATTATAAGTAAGTTAGCATTATACGAATTAACGGTTATAATGTTTTTTCTTATTGATAGATTCATTCTCAATGATATCATGCTCACTTTTTTCAGTGTACCATTTATGTTGACAAAGGTGGTTGCACTAGTGTTATCCAGTATCGAGGTGATGTCGATCAATGAGTCATGGAAGCAAGTCCACCAGCTGGACCTATGGCAAAGTGCTAAACTTCTATTTGCCAGAGCGAAGGAAATAAAGGATGATATAAATAAACTAAAATGACAACACAACAAGTAACAAAAAAATATGGTACAGCTAATGTAACAGGGGCAGGTTACTTAGTGAAGATTAAGCTACCTTATCCAATGCGTATTGCTTGGGACTTAGACAGCTCCGTTAATTCTATGATGTGCCATAAGTTAGTGGCTGATAATTTTACAGCTGTATTTAATGAACTACTATCTGTATATGGCTACGATAAAATAAAGGAGTTAGGAATAGACTTATTCGGTGGCTGTTTCAACTATAGAAAGATGAGGGGTGGAAATGCTTTGTCTATGCATTCATGGGGAATAGCAATAGATCTAGATCCTGCAAGAAACTTACTTAAGGAGTCATCAAAGACTGCAAGATTTGCTAGACCTGAATACAAGGCAATGATAGATATTTTTTACAAGTATGGCTTTATATCTTTAGGGGTAGAAAAGAATTATGACTGGATGCACTTTGAGATAAAAGAGTAATAAAAAAAATGTAACTTTGTAATAATGAAAAAGCAATTAGAATCTAGTAAAAGAATAGTGCGATTTGTTAGTCGCCCAGGCGTTCATGCTAAGAGCAAGACATCAAAGTTAAAGACATCAAGGAATTATAAAAAAAAATATAAAGGACAAGGGAAATGAAAACACAAGACTACGCTAATTCTGCACCTACACCGAGTAGTAGACTATTTGGAACTGATGCAACTGGAGAAACAAAAAACTTTACTGTTCAATCAGTTTTAGCACTTAACTCCATTCCTTCAATTGTTACAACAAATGCATTAACGTTAGCTACAATTTCTAGTGTGAATACATACTTTACTGGTTCAGCAGCAGGTACTTTTGCAATAACTTTTCCAGCTGCAAATTCTAGTTTAGATGGGATCAAGTATGTTGTAATGTCTACAAGTGCACGACCCTCTACATCATGGAGTTCTAGTGGTGCCACATTTGCTGGTGTATCACCAGTTGCATTGGTAGCAGATACCCCAGTATGTTTTCAGTACAATCATTCTGACCTTAGGTGGTATAGATCATTATAATTAGTATATTTGCATAATAAATTTAATAAAATGAAAAAAATAAAAAAAGAGGAGCTCTCTAAGTTAGTAGAGCTTAACACAAACTTTAGAGAACTAAAGTTTCAAGTGGCAGATATTGAGGTTACCTTCAATAGACTTAAAAGCCAAAAAATCGCTACACTTTCAAATCTTGAAACAGCAGCCTTTGATCTATCGTCTTATCAGGATGAGATAATTAAGGAGTATGGAGACATTAAAGTAAATCTACAAACAGGTGAATATAATTAGAAAAGTGTCTATTGGCCCTGACTACATGAAGTGCATGCACTATATGTTAGGGCAAGAAGTTCTTGATAGAACTTGGGTAATAGATTCCATAATAAAGGATGACTCTGGATCAATATCTATATGGATAATCAAATCTGGAGAAATAATTAAATGGAAAACTTTTTCTAGTAACGTTCCAACATCAATAGAGTTTAAAATAGATTTTTAATGAAGTCACCATACTGTTTTATCATCAAGCCAGTTGATGGAAAGCGGTACGATAATATAAGAACTTACGGAGGTAAGCCATTTATCATAAGCTCATCACAGGAGGACCACAAATCTACAAATAGGTTTGCTGAGGTAATATGCACACCAATGTACTACACTGGACCAATAATGCCAGGGGACATAGTGGTTGTTCATCACAACACATTTAAGTTTTACTACGACATGAAGGGCAGACAAAAGAGTAGTTGGAACTACTTGTTTGACGACTTCTTTATTGTTCAGGACGATCAATTGTATTTGTATAAGTCAGGTGAATCTGATTGGATGGCACCGTCACCATTTTGTTTTGTGAAGCCAATCCCATCAGAAGATAAGGTGTTCTCATCTTTGGGCAGTCTTGAGGAATTGTGGGGTGAACTAATATTTACCAATAATGAATTAGAGGGTGTATCTGTTGGAGATGTGGTTTCATTTACTCCAGACAGCGAGTATGAGTTTAAGATAAACGGTGATTTAGTTTACAGAATGTACAACAGGAACATATGTCTAAAAAAATAGAGATACTTGAGGCTGGTAAGAAGGCTATTGACGAGCTTATTAAGGTTCTGATGGAGCCAATTATTACTCATGCTGAGGATGACCTTACAGCTGATAAATTAAAAAATGCAGCGTCTGCTAAAAAGTTAGCCTTTGACGATGCACTATCTATGCTACATAAGATTGAGGAGGAGGAGAACAAAGATAAAAATGTAGACATCGTTAAGATTGATCATGGAAGGCAAGGATTTGCCGAAGGAAGAGCTAAGAATGGAAAATAACTTATACAGGGTTGTTTTAGATCAAGTTCCTAAGAGTGTTGTAACTACAAGGAACAAAAAAAAAGCATGGGCTTACGGATACAGTAGTGACTATGACTTTGTTGTAATATCTAAGGACGGCACTATAGGTGAGATATACGAAATAGGAGGACTAAAGGTTGCACTTCCAAGCACCCCAAACAAGGTAGACAACTTTAACAATGTTTGGACTCCAAAAGAATACCCTGAAGAGCTACAAAAAATAAAAACTATTTTTGATTGGAATAGGAGAGACAATGTTTTTAAGTCACGGTATATAGACTTAGTCGAGGGTGAGTTTGACAAGAGGGAGT